CTCCTGGAGTCATCCTACAATTCCTTGAAATTATACGATTTATAAATATTATGTCAGTTACTGCTTGGTAAATGACATAATATTTTGTTTTTTACATAAAAATACAAAATATGCCCAACGCTGTAATGGTTAACATAATAAGCAGATCGCTTGAGGACCGCCGACTGCCGGACCAACGCTACAGTTTTGATGCGGCATGTAACGATTAGTCGAAGAGTATCCGGGTCCGGAACCACCTGGACAACCTGCCCATTTTCCGAAAGCGTTTAATGGCCGGTTCGCATATTGGGTTCGTCCTCCGCCTTGAAAGCGCGATGTGTTGACGATAATCGTATTTCTTACATATCTTGGAACCAAACTGGTATTCGCATTATCTATGTTGTATTGAAAAACGGGAAGAGGACATTTTCCTCTGCATAAACTTCGTCCTTTAATGTATACCATCCTTGTATTTATGTATTATATTTTATGTATTATATTTTATGTATTATATTTTATGTATTATATTTTATGTATTATATTTTATGTATTATATTTTATGTATTATATTTTATGTATTATTAAAATATTAAAATAACTTTTATTTTGTCTCGTTTTTATTTTCGGTTGGTGTAACATCGTTTATTTTTTCTTCTAATTGATTTAATATTTTTTGAAGTATAACAGGAAGACGATCTTGGAATTTACTATAAAAATCTTTAATTTGTATAATGTATTCTCTCCAGCAATTAACATCCACATCTAAAATAGATTGGATGTCGTTTTTTGAAACGATTAATGATGCAACATCAAGGTCATCAATATGTGGTAAATGTCCAATTGGCGTTTCGTTTGCCGACAATTTACCGTCGATGCGTTCGGATATCCATTTCAACACTCGTGAATTTTCACTAAATCCTGGCCAAATAAATTTTCCATGTTCGTTGCGCCTAAACCAATTTACAATAAAAATTTTTGGTAGATTATTTTTATTCGTTTTTTGCCCCATTTTTAACCAATGATGAAAATAATCGGCCATATTATAGCCACAAAACGGCAACATCGCCATTGGGTCAAACCGGAGTTTACCTATTGCGCCACCAGCAGCAGCTGTTGTCTCGCTTGCCATAACTGACCCCAAAAACACACCATGTTCCCAGTCGAATGCCTCGGCAACTAGCGGCATTGTAGTGCTACGGCGCCCTCCAAAAATAATTGCTGAAATGGGCACACCGTTTGGATCTTCCCATTCTGGCGCAATACACGGACACTGACTTGCAGGTGCGGTGAAACGCGAATTGGGATGAGCAGCTGGCGAACGTTTATCATGATGTTTAGCGTCATTTGGAGTCCAATTTTGATTTTGCCAATCGGTTATCATATCTGGTGCAGCATCTGTCATTCCCTCCCACCAAACGTCTCCTTCAGCCGTGGTTGCGGTGTTTGTAAATATGCAGTTGGCATGTAAGGTGTGCATAGCGTTTGCATTTGTGTTCCATCCAGTGCCGGTGGCTACTCCGAAAAAACCGCTTTCCGGATTAATTGCATACATCTTACCATCCGCACCAAATTTCATCCAACATATGTCGTCTCCAATGGTTTCTACTTTCCAACCCGGAATGGATGGAACCATCATTGCTAAATTTGTTTTACCGCATGCTGAAGGAAATGCTGCAACAATGTATTTAACCCCCCCTTCTTGATTTGTTAATTTTAAAATCAACATGTGTTCTGCCAACCAGTCATTATCGCGCCCTATAACTGAAGCTATTCGTAACGCGAAACATTTTTTTCCTAATAAAGCATTTCCGCCATATCCCGATCCAAAAGACCAAATTTCACGTGTTTCTGGAAAATGAACAATGTATTTGTTTTCATTATTACAGGGCCACGGGACATCCGTTGTCTTGTCTAGTAGCGGCGCACCGACAGAGTGAATGCAAGGAATCCACTCTTTGTCTTCATTTTCGATTACATTTAAAACGCGTTTCCCCATGCGTGTCATAATTTTCATATTTACAACTACATATGCCGAATCTGTAATTTGTATTCCAATGTGAGACATGTTTGAATTTAAAGGACCCATGCTGAACGGAACAATGTACATTGTCCGCCCTTTCATTGCACCATTATATAATAAATGTAATTTTTTACGCATGGCTTCAGGATCATGCCAGTTATTTGTTGGACCTGCATCAATACAGTTTTTTGAACAAATAAATGTACATTCTTCAACGCGCGCAACATCTTTTGGATCGCTATTTGCAACATACGAGTTTGGCCTCAATTGTTCATTTAATTTTTTAAAAGTACCAGAAACCACCAATTGTTGACATAAAGTATTATACTCTTCCTGAGAACCATTGCACCAATAAATGCATTCTGGTTGTAATATTTTTTTCCAATGTTCTACCCATTCAATTAATTTTTTATTATTATTATTTTGCATATTATTTTGTAGTATTATTTTGTAGTATTATTTTGTAATATTATTTTGTATTATTATTTTGTATTATTATTTTGTAATATTTTTATTTATAATAATAATAATAAATTACCTTTAATTAAAATTATTATTATCCAATGTTATTATTTTCGAGTAATGTTTTTTTACCGTGACAGTTCCTACATAGTGCTATTAAGTTACTTATTTCATTACTTCCTCCTTTGAACAATGGGGTGTGGTGGTCGATTTCGTATGTATAATCGAGAGTTTGGTTACATGACCCGCATTTCCATTCTTGGTTACTCGCAACCATTTTTTTAGTCAACGATGAAACGTTTCTTTTATGAATTTTACAGTTTTTTTTATTGGTATCATTTTTATCATTTTTTAGAATATCATATTCTTCTTCGGTTATAATTACATAGGGAGACAAATCATTTGCATTTTGTATCGTTTTAATATGATTTGTATTATTAATCGCGGTGTTTTTATTATATAAATAGTGTATTCCGTCATACGATTTATAAACAACCCATGATCCAGCTTTGAATACACATGAACATAAAACGCTGCATGTTAGATCCAATAAAAAAAAGAAAACCATTATTTATTATTTTATTTACTTCCTATTATATATATTATTATAATTAGTATTAATTAAATTATATTCATATTAAATAATTTTATAATAATTTTATAATTATTTTATAATTATTTTATAATAATTTGAATCCATTCATTGATTCTATTTATAATAAAATTGAAAACTGATGTTCCATTATACATACTGCAAGTAAAATACGAATCCATCAACGACCAACAACTTTCAGTAAATTATGCATCACAACCAACCTCAAAAAGAATCTAAACCTTCCACCGCCGTTGTGCATATGGAAATTAACGGACATCCTTATTATATCAAGTCTAAAGGAAATGTGCCTTATCTTTATGATATTGATACACATGACGAAGTCGGATACTGGTCTTCAAAGAAAGGCCAATATGTAATGTTTTCGCTGTATAATAAGTTGATGAATAGTTTAAAAGAGAAGCAATATACTGAAAGCGAAAGCAATGAGTGCGACGATGATGATGATGGCGACGATGATGATACTGAAACAATAGAAACGGACTCAACTTCAAATTCACAAGAAGATGATTCAAGTTCAAATTCACAAGAAGGAAATATTTTGGATTCGGATTCGGAACCAGAAGCCAATACAACACACGTTACAAGAGAATCCCAAAAAACACGAATGGATGCATACTCGTTGATTTTTATATTTCTCATATTGTTTGTATATCTCACTCTCCAAAAAGAATTTCAGTCCATTTATCTTGACTTTGTCTTCTTGGTCTCAATATATTTGTTGAATACATTGAAAGTATTTGAATTTATGAATGACGAGTAAAAAAATGCTGGATAAGGTAAGTAGGCCATAAGCGAAATTCAAGTTCGGTCGTCCGTCGGTTGTGACGACTTATTTTTTTTTAATTCGGCATTCTCTCGAAGTGCTTTGCCATAAAGTTCTTTTAGTTGTCGAAGCTGTTCTTTCAATTTATAATTTTCATCCTGTAATTCGAAAATCATTTTTTGCTGCGATTCCATTCTTTGAAAGATCTCGGGACTTGTCCTGGCGATTTCATCATATTGTTTCTTTTTTTCATCCTGTTTTTCAATAGCAGCTCGTTTCATTTCTTCTTTTTTTTTCATTATTTTTTCAGTTTCTTTTAAAACATCCGGTTTCATTTCGGGCTCGCCATCAGGGTACGACAAAAGTAGCGGCTCAAGATTCATAAAGAAATCAACGACGCTCGCATCTTTAATGAAATCCTGGACCGTTTTTTCAGAGAGACGCATAACATTACTAAACGGGTCCTGCAACAACGTGCGCTTGTCGAATGTATTATGACGATGAGAAAATACCAATATTGTCTTCATCGAATCCAGTTGAATGAATGGAACCGTGTATCCTTTTAAAAATTCGCGCTCTTCGGCCAAACACGCGTCGTTATTGTATTGATGTTCTTTTAACAACTCTTTTCGAAATGCAAACGTGCCCGCAGTTGCGTGATTCGGTCCGTATGGTCCAAACTGCACCATTTGATTTGTGTCTTTAAAAAATATGTACATTTCACTGCTGCCTGCACACAATGCCGCCGGATTTTTCTGTAACATTTCCACGGCATGCGATACGCGTTCCGGCGGATAATAGTCGTCGTCGTCCATATAAACAATAATGGAGCCGCGCGCTTTTTTGTGCATGACGTTTCGTTTTCTTCCGAGAGACATTTTATTATCAAACTTGAAATATGAAACGAGCGGATGCTTAGACACCAGGTCTTCAATTACATCGGTTCCGTCATCAACAATAATCCACTCCATTCGATCTTTTGGATACGTTTGATTGTCAACGCATTTTATCAAATTTGTAATAAATGGCCTTCGATTAAATGTTGGTGTGCAGATGCTTACAAACGGTGTTTTGGATGTTGTTGTTGTCATGTGTTTTAGCGATTATTGATAATTATCGGATTATCGGATTATCGGATTATCGGATTATCGGATTATCGGATATAATATTGAAATTATTATTAATATATTTCAATATATCTTTAGATTTATATTTCATTAATACATTTAATTAAATGCATACATGTTGAATAAGAATAATGCAACCGCAATCAGTACGTAAAACGGTTCGTTGTCTTTCAAATAAGTGAATGCATTCATTACCATTCCAAAACTAAAAAGCAACATTATTAATGATTTTTTCGTCTTGAATATTTCAAAAACTACCTTGGATTGTGTAGCTTCATTTATTTGCGTAAATGGAATCCATAAAAACAATAGAATGAACTGGAAAATAAATCCAAAAAAATTCAAAAGCGGTGGTATCCATGATAATAAAAATAGTCCAAATGTCCAGGCGAGTCCAAACAACATGAATCCTGAATTATAGATTTGAAACGCGTATGTCATAAAAAATCCTAAAAATCCTCCACATACACCGATAACGTAGATAAAAAGTATACCGACTGCCATAACAAGATTCTCTATAATTCCATAACTGTCATAACGGTCTTGTTTAATAACAAAATTCAAACTTGTGCATATCATTTTAATAAATGCTCTAAATGTGGCATACGTGTTTTTAGAAGACATGGCGAGCCAAAATGAAAAGGGAGTGTATTCGAAGAATGCATTTGGGTCTTTAAGCTCCTTTTTTATGACACCGCACGTCTTCGAGCACGTGTTTCCCTCATCATCTTCGGGATCACAATACATATTATATGGAAAGCCAAAGGAGTACAAAGAATCGTCTTCGATTTCGACATGCTGTGCACCTTGGCCTGCTAGGTTCGGATCGGACGGAGCACAATATGGATATGCATGAATGTCGGATGGCATAAATTTATTTAAAAACTGTTTTGAATTCGACATACGAACCAGTGTTAAAAATGACGAACCCAAATATACTATAACACAAATTTGAATAAATAAAAAAAATAAACTTTTGAAAAAATCGGCATACGGGGCAATAGATGGGTTCATATTTCCATTATCACCAGCAGAACTAGAGTCATTCGATCCGTCGGTGTTTCCATTTTGATTTTGATTTGCTGCGGTTGCTGCGGTTGCTGCGGTTGCTGTCGTATCATTTCCAGATGCATCACTCGAAGACGATGAAAATAGCGAAAATGTATTTCCAAACATTCCTCCATTTCCAGAAGCGTCTGTTGTCGCTGTTGTATCATTTCCAGATGCATCAACTGAAGACGATGAAAATAGCGAAAATGGTTCTAATTTTTGCGAAAATAAATCTTTGATACTGGTCGTTCCTCCCAACAGTGACGAAATCATTTAATAATATTTGTAAAAATGATTTTCAAATACTTATTTTATTATATTATAATTATAATTAACATATATTTTCTTTTTTATATTTCAAATGAATGAATGAATGAGTCATTATTCATTTTCTCTCTAATCTCTCTAAAACTTTCTCCTAAAATCGAGAAAGAATGTTGCAATGGCAGAACGACTCAACGTCCATATCTATAATAGTTTATGAAATCGAAATGTAGAGAGATGAGAGAGAAAATGATTCAATACAATAAATAAAAAAGAATAAATAAATTCACAACTTAAATAAAAAATATTTTGTGAATTTATTTTTTACATTTTCATATAAATATTTCATATATAAATACATTTTAATGAAAATTATATTGACATCTTTATATATGCATTCGGATACATTCATTTCAAGCAGCGATTCCAAAAGCGGCGCATGGCCGAGTTGGTAATCTGCGGTTCGAACAGTCATACAACATTCATACTCCAATGTTCGAATCCTGCGACGATCAATGTGAAATTTCAGTTCAAATAAACCAGCAGATTTCACAAGATCAAAAATTGATATCATGAATCAATTCATTAGAGAAGCCGTTCGTCGTAGCACAAGAGACGTTAACCGTGTGTAAATGTAAATCAAACCAGTATAACCCCTGTAGCGCAGCGGAAGCGCGCCGTAAAACACCGTCCGTCGCCAATATGATGTGCAAACATCCGACAGACAGATGGTTATCGCCTTATGAGCCGGAGGACACACGATCGAAACGTGTCAGGGGTATTTTACAATTCGCCAGCTTTACAGAAGCTGGTCGTCATATGCTAAGCGACGCTAAACGCAGCAACATTTAAACCGGCATGGCGCAGCGGCTAGCGCGCGTGGCTCATAACCACGAGGTCACTCGATCGAAACGAGTTGCCGGTATATTACAATTTAGTAGCTTTACAGAAGCTACTCGTTGCATCATTGCGACACTTAAACCACCTCTCATGGCGAGCAGCTTATCGTCGAATAATCCCAAGACAGTCACGTGTCCGAACTTTCGATGGTTATCTCTTTATCATTAAAAGGCAGGTGTTGGATCGATACCAACGGGTGGTACTAACCGGCATGGCGCAGAGGAAGTGCGCCGTTTCACTTTGTGGGTTCATAACTCCGAGGACGACTCGATCGAAACGAGTTGCCGGTATTTTTTATATTAAATTTATTTATCTATTATATATTTTTATGCCTTTTTCAAGGTAGTAAATTAACGACCATTCAATTTAATATTTTATTATATATAATAACAATCTTATACGTATAATTCACATAAAAATATTATATATCCAAATATACTTAAAGATGTGTCGCTAATAATGTTATAAACAAGCAATCATATAAGATGGCAACAGCAGCAGCATGTGGTAAAAAGTTGGCGGGATATGTAAAGTGGTTCAATATGAAGACAGGATTCGGTTTTTTGAGTGTTGTTCAAAGTGTGTGCGGAAGTGATCTCAAGGTTGGAAGTGAGATTTTCGTTCACCACTCGAATGTCAAGGTGGCAGAAGAGCAGTATCGATTTTTGGTGCAGGGCGAGTATGTTGAGTTTGATGTTTCCAATGTTGCCAATGGTCAGCACTCTTGCCAGGCGGTCGATGTAACTGGAATGTTTGGAGGCAAATTGATGTGTGAAACGCGTAATGAGGCGCGCCAACAGCAGCACGGAGGAGAGAGGGAGGATGGGGGTCACGACGACTCATATGTTCCTGTTTTGAGACGCAGTTCTTCCACTTCGGATGTTCAATCGCGTTCTTCATTTTCCAGGTCAAGCGATGCTACTCGTGGTGGACAGCGTGGTGGTAGGAGATAGACGAAGTTTGACGACACATTGGTTGGTTGAGTTCAATAAAAAAAAAATAAAAAATAAACAAAAAGAAATAAAAAAAAATAATTCAATGTGCGTGAATTATTTTTTATAATAAATAAATCATAGTCATTTCATTCGTTTATTTGCAAGAAGGTATGCTTTCTTTTTATGATCACATCCATTTTTCAAAATATGAAAATCCACGATTGCGGCATTTCCGCCGGTAACAGAACTTGCCAAACGTGCTAGCCCCCATGAGCGCGCAGTTTGGTTAGGTCTTGATCCCGAAGAATAGTAAGCGCCTTCGCCCTTTTTCACAATTTGATTGAGCGCGTTTAAAGAACATCCCGTTTTTTGTGCAAGTTCTTGACTTGGAACAACATTTTTTACGCTGTATATTCGTTCTGCGTTTTGAATATGAGACGACTTTTTATTTTTAAAGGATGCCACTTTTTTTCGAGTAAAATATTTATTATTTTTATACATTCGCCTTGATTTTTTCAACATTTTTAATTGAAGTTGTTTATCTTTGTTTGATAAATGCTGGGGAACATAACGGTTCGGTATTTTACGATACCTATTTTTTTTTTTGCTATACTCTCTAATTTTCATTTATTTTTTTTATTTATTTATAAAATGGTTTATGTTTTCTCTCTCTATAAATGTACAAATATTAATTTATAAATATTTTTTATAATTATAAAAATTTTATGATTAAAAGAATATAAGAATATAAAGAATATAATTTCTAACTAACAATTTACATATAATGAATCAAGGAGTCCTCAAAACGCTGTAAGGGTTAATGTTATTTCGTTCAGTTCAACTTTAACATCGAGTCATACTAAATGTTGTTTCAAACGGATGAGGTTTAGGCGAGGGCGAGGATGAGGATGTAAATGTCGATGTCGCCAGCTGATGCTTCAGTTTCCAGTTTTCAATCACAGTATCTTTTAATTCAATATCTTTTTTATGAAGATTGTCCTTGTATTCAATTTGTAGCTTGAGACGCACAATCTCGTTTTCATAATCCTTTATCCTGTCTTTCAACTCGGCAATTTGTTTTTGAAGTCCGAGCGTTGCACCGGCAAAATCGTCTCCAATTCGCCGATACAATTTCTTCACGTTTGCAAACTGCTTGTCATCAAGAACAATGAGCTCATTAAATCCTTGTGTCGTTTTTTGAATGCGGAGTTCAAATGCAGCGCACATTTCGCGCACCTCATTTTCTGCTTCGGAAGTATATTTTGTATCAATAATGTGAAACGTCCCAATCGTCATGGTAACGCCGGACAACTTTGAATATTCGGATTCGAGCTCAATGACACGGCGCGACAAATCTTCTGTGAATCCAAACTTGTAGACAGTTGACTCGTCTGGTTTATTAACTGGGATTCCAAATGTTTCGCGCAGTTCGCGCACTTTTCCGAGCGACATTAAATAAATGGATGGGAATGTTGAAGCGTGTTTGTCAAAAATCGCCTTTAATGTGCGCGGAGATGTGTTTAAAACTTCGGCGCCGAGTTTCACTTTTTGGTCCCTTGTGCCCATCTGGATGGTGAAGAGCTTCTCTTCTGCCCAATCTTGAAACTTATCCGCATTCTTATTTCGAGAAACCATTAAAACGCGCACCAATCCTCTATATGTCAAAAATAATTCTTTTTTAATCGTGTCATTTTCCACATTGAGGAAAGACGACCGAATAAACATGTATTTATAATGTAGACCATAATCATAAGCTCGATCGGCACATATATTTCTATATAAACTTGGCATTTCGAATCCAACACTAACATCCTTGACTTTAAAGTAAATTTTTCTTCTATCTCTTTCACCTCTTTCACCTCGCGTTTCAATTTCAATGATATTTCCATCTGCATCATGAAATTTTTCAGAATCATCCAAGTATAGTATAGGTGGAGCATTTTCAATATCTTTTTGTTTTTCAGCTTCAATGATTTTTTCGTTTTTGAATTCATCCTCTTTTTGAGAGTCGCGTTGTGGTGGAAGGGGAGTTGTAAACTGTTGTGATTGAATTGACTCCTGGACCAATAATTTCATTTTTTCGGCACTTTCTAATTTAAAGTAGAATTGATCTACCCATTTTTTTGAAATGAGGAGCTGTGCTTTTTTGCATGATTCTTCGGTGGGGTTCCATTTTCTTGTTAATTTTTCAAATGTCGCATACGCGTATTCTTCCTTTGGAATTTTCTTTTTCGTAATAATATTTCTTGGTTTGGAAATGCATCCATAATAAAATTCTGGTTTATAAGCTAGTAAATCTTTTGAGTTATAATATTCTTGTTCTCCCATTTGCAAAGGAACGGGCAAAGGAACGGGCAAAGGAACGGGCAAAGGAACGGACAAAGGAACGGGCAAAGGAACGGGCAAAGGAACGGGCAAAGGAACGGACAAAGGAACGGGCAAAGGAACGGGCAAAGGAACGGACAAAGGAACGGGCAAAGGAACGGACAAAGGAACGGGCAAAGGGTTGACAGATGTAAAATCATGTGTGTTTTGCATTTTTTTTCTTGTTTTTTATAGTTAGTTATATACTGAATATATGAGATGGGGTTATTATTTTATAATTATTTTATAAAAAATCAATTTTTATAAAATAAAATTAAAAATAAAAAATAAAATTTATTTTTCTTTTACCTTCTTGTTAACTTTCTACCTTTCCTAGATGATTTCTTTTTTGATTTTTTAGCTGATTTCTTTTTTGATTTTTTAGCTGATTTCTTTTTTTGTTTCTTGGATGCTTTTCTTCTCCCGCCTCCTTGACTCATTTCGTCGTCATCACTACTATAAAAAGCTCTCGTTCCAAATAAATTCTTCTTAATAGGATTTACTTCGGATGCTTCCAATGACGAAAAGGATAGTCCGGCACTTTTAGGAACGGGGGGCTGGAACATTCGAGCACTGTCAGGAATAACGCCTTGTTGATACGGAGATTGAGGTTCTTCGCCACTATGTGTGACAAAACTTTTCGTATAAGGCCTCTTCTCGTTACATTTGGGATCTATACACGCGTTACTACTATATTTGTTTATTCCGTGTTTGCAGAAAATTCCCCATGATTCTGGTTCGAGACCTTGTAGCTTTCTAGAAGCGTTATGTTCATTAAAACATTCTCTGCACGAGTTTCTTTTTTTACCATGCGGACACACACTTTTCATTTTTAAACCAGGAGAAGTAAACCCGGCAACAGAAGCAGATTCGGGAACAAGAAATCCGCTTAAATCTGGTTGTGGACCGCTTAACAAATCATCATCAGAAGTGTATTCCATTTTATTTTAGTGTGGTTATATAATATATTATATATATACTAGTATTATATATTTATAAATAGATTATTATACAAAAAAATGTTTCTCATTTACAATTCATCCTTATTGAAAAAAATGCTTCTAAATCTCTCCATTTCTTGATCTGTAAAAATTGTAGTTAAAAAATCTTCCGGTGTTCGTGTTTCTTTCAATAAATTAATAATCATGAACAGTGAGTAAATTCCGCATTCCGTGTTGCGTTTCTGATGTTCTCTACTATTCACGACGTATTTGAAATGTAGACCCAGCACTTTGCCTTGTTTTATGATTTTTTTTACAAACTTTGTAATTTCTTTTGGAGGCGCGTCACCGGTGCTATCAAAGAAAAATATAAACTGTTTCTTCATGTCAATAAATAGAGAGATCCAATGCGATCCTGTTAAATAATGAGGATCTGTATTGAAAATGATCCCGATTTTATGTCTTGGATCAACCGGATTCAAATATGTTTTCAGTTCAAAGTTGCACAGCTCTTCAAAAACGCACGAGTTCTCTCCTTTCGGCGTTTTGTCGAAATCGATTGGAGAGGGGCCCAAAAATTCAAATGACGGAAATTTGTCTTCATATTGTTTCATCACTTTTGTAATATCGATACTCGACAGCCACTCGTTTGGATTTTTTTTCCACGTTTTTGGACTTTCGGGCGCAAAATAGTTGAATAAATTCTTCACTTCTTTGGATGCGGATGCCAATTGGCGCAACCAGCACGACTCTTTATTGCACACGTTCCCAAATCCTGATTTCAATGACTGCCATATTTCTTCAACATCGTTGCTTTGTATCGCGGCGTCTGGATGTCGCGCATTCCAACTATCTCTAAGTTGTATTAACGCACTGGTCGTATAACACGTGAAACTTTTTTCCTGTGTTGGTCCGCACGATAATTTCTTAAATTCTTTATCCATGTTTGTATTGTTTGTATTGATTGACTTTTTTATTTTTGTTCCTCCAATTTCATTATTTTTTAGAGTTTCTGACATCGTTTATAAACAACCTAAATCCTAAATATAGTTATTATATATTATCGATATAATTTGTTACATCAAAAGAAACTTTTTTCTTTTTCTTCTTTTTTTTATTATGTATTATTTTTTCATTTATTTTTTCATTTATTTTTTCATTTATTTTTTCATTTATTTTTTCATTTATTTTTTCATTTATTTTTTCATTTATTTTTTCATTTATTTTTTCAGTTGAATCTTTTACATTATTCTCTCCATTCTCTCTAATTTCAATATTGGTAACTTTTTTTAAATTGTCATCAACAACTACGTTTACATTGTCAGCATCCGAATCTATTCGTATTTTTTCTGTTGACTGGGACCTTGATTGTGGTTTTGATTTTGATTTTAATCCCTTATGTTTAAATGCCGGATCTCTCGGGTTGAATGTAAACTGTTGTGGGTAAACAACTGGTTGGCTTTTCTTCACATTTTTTCGAATGACGTAATTATCGAGCGTAATTTTTTTCACTTCTTTTGGTTTAAAACATATCTCATTTGCTTTATGTAATTCAAAAATGTCGTTTTCATTTTTATTTTTGCATATACATTTTTTAATTTTTATGTTTTCATTTTCATTTATTTTATTTTGATTTCCATTATTATCATCAGTTATTCCTAGACACACGTAGCATTTTTGTATGGTGTCACTTTGGTCTGAAAATTTCAAGTAAGAGATGCATGCGCGCATGTACATGTTGAATGCGTCCACCATTGTCACATCCGAATTTTGATTTTTATCATTTTCAATTTGTTCCTTGAATAAATCTTTGGTTAATAAGATAATTCTTTTCCTATAAAATCTTATATCTCTCTTGAACACCGAATCGTAATTCAAATGATTCTTTTTAAGATATTTTTCGTACTGGGTTGTATTTACCATAAATGCTAGTGTCACATCATCTATCATGTTTAGACCGCTTGGACCATTACCTGCATTTGAAACCACCAATTCGACATCATGACTTGCCATTTATTTATATAAACGAATAATGTATAATTACATTTTTTACGTAAATTATACATTATTTTTATTTAGAAACGCGTTTTTTGCTGCATCGATTTGTTTTCCCCCATACACAATTATTCATTACACACTCATTTTTATCTTTATGAGACGGGCATGCGTGTGCACTTGCATTTGATTTCGATTTGGATTTCGATTTGGATTTTGATTTAGTATTCGTCTGTTTTTTTGTAGATCGTTTTTTGCTACATCTGTTTGTTTTACCCCATACGCATTTCTTTTTAAGACAGATGACCTTGTCCTTTTGAGATGCGCAGCTGTCATCTACTGCTGCTGATGTTGCGCCACTTGAAGCACCTTTATTTTTATTTTGATTAATTTCTTGTACTTCCGCTACCGCTTCAATAGGTTTTTGCGGTGATGGCGTTTTGGATCTCGGAACAAAATCATCCAATAATTGTCGAACATGTTTTCCGTCCGGTTCCAGCGGAGAAACAAAATATTCAGGGTCGTGATCATCCAGAGCTCCTTGGAAATCATATGACTGTTGTTGATAGTCGTCATCTCTTCGCGTTTTTGGATGCGCTTTGAAATAATCTTCTATTTTCTGTTCAATGTCAACACCAAGTTGGTAGCTTATCGGTCTTCTTGATTTATCACTAATATATTTGACGCAATCGTTATGAAACGCAGCTCCAAATCCTTTGTAATACTCTTTTTTTCTAGTTCCCGCTTCCACTGCAATGGAATCTCTGAGTCCAAAGAGTTCACCTTTTTCTTTACCACTTTTTATTGGAAACTGTCCATATCTATCATCGCCTTCTAGTTCCATCACGGTATTCGTGTTGTCATCGACCCCTAAAACATCTGACAGCCAATCCAGTTTGGTATTTCGTAAAGCATACAAATCCTCATCTTCATCATCGTCGCTGGGTGGTTTTTGACCTACAAACGGGGAATAAAAAGGCAAATTGCATAGAGGGCAAAAAACGTCAAAAACACCGCCACCTTTTTGTTTAGAACAGCTCATTATATTTTTATTACTTTATATAATTGTCATATAAAATAATAAATAAGTTGACTAATAAACTGCTAAAGCTTATAGAGTATAGAATAAAATAATTTATTATAATATTATAGAATAAAAAAAATAAAATAATGAAATATCATTTATAAATTTTTAATATCATGACGCGTTGAATTATTGAAAAACTTATTTGCAAGATTATGTTCGTTCGGATTGTGCGGACAAAATGGTTGACGGCGAAACAGGTCGGGGTGTGGTTGTTCGACATAGTTTTCTGGAACTCGAACATTGTACAAGTCGCTCTTTGAGGATGGAACGTAATACGCTTGTTCACAGTTTTGGAGCGCAAACACTTGGTTGCGTAAAATGGACTCCGTATTCACGTTGGATGAAAAGAGCGACCACGGTGCTTGCGCGTTGCCCGGATTGAATGTTTGTTCGGGATTAAACGTTGGAAACGACTCCATAGGAACAGACGGAGTTGCGCGCTGGTCCAAAATCGGCATGATGGAATACTTTGTTAAAACGGGGCGCATGCTATACTGCGGCTGAAGCGGTGCGGATGGAATGTTTCGAAGTGATATACGGTCATTCAATTCTCTCGAGCGCTCTTGATTACACAAGTATAATTTATTTACTACACCAAACATGTTTTGTTTTTAAAATGTTGAATAATGTAATTCTATTATTTATCTATTTATTATTTATCTATTTATTATTTATCTATTTATTATTTATTTATATTTTAATAAATAGATAAATAATAAATAATGAAAATTAAAATAAAATCATAAGAATAAAAATAAATTGATTTTTTAAATCTTACATTTCTATATTTTAGATTACTACGAGCTACAATGTTCCTTAAATTACTTCAAGGTCTTAAAAGTGAATGTCAATGTGTTGGACGAGGGTTTGTAAAACAGATTCACACTCAAATGTGTCTGGCTGCATTGTTTGATGAGCGTCGTAAAAATGAAAACGAATGGAAAAATGTCGAAAACGAATGGGAAGATGACGATCACGAGCAAAAACGTGCATTTCATGAAGAAGATAAGCGTGTTCAAAGGGAGCAGCAACACAAATGCGAAATAACAGGTAAATCAAAACGTCCGGGATCACTTGATTGTACATGCAAAGGTATGTGTATGGCAAGAAAATCGGAAACGCACCTCATACATTATGAAGGAGGCGTCGGCATCATTCCAAAAAAATAAAAAATATACATTTGTGTAGAAAAGAGAGAGGAGTGAATAATATAAATTATCTATTCACTTTTTATTTTTTATTTATTTATATAAAAATTGAAAAATAAAATATAAATATATTAATATAATATTATATAGAAATACAACCGCGAAACGAAGGGAAGAATATGGCATATAAAGCGATAAAAATAAATGAGCGACGAGACGAAGACGCCGAATGGTTGGAAAAATTGAGATGGTTGTTCTTTTGGATGGAATAAAATTATCATGTTATTGTATTATTGCATGATATTATTGTATTATTGCATGATAGATAAAATATATATTTAATGAAACCAACATAGATAAATCGCCATATATATATGTAACTGAAAAATTATAGAACAAAGTAAATTAATAAATCCCAAATATGTGCGGTATTTTTTATTATGAAAATCGTATGACGAAATATTTGGAAATGAAAAAACTTAAATCGCTTCAACAAACATTTTATAAATCAAGTCACAGGGGGCCAGATAATTCTATTTTTTTGCACGAAAAAGTGGCGGAACATTTTTCACACCGTTGTTTTGGATTTCACCGTCTTTCAATCAATGGAGTCAGCAGTGTTGGAAACCAACCACTTAAGCTGAAAAATTGCACACTGATTTGCAACGGCGAAATTTACAATTATAAAGAGCTAATTGATGAATTTGATTTATCAGAAGAGTATAACAAGGGAGGGTCGGATTGTGAAATTGTGATTCACTTGTTTCGTAAAATTGGAATAGAAGAAACGCTCAAACGTTTGGACGGCGTGTTTGCGCTCACGCTGGTGGATCATGACACGAATGCAATGTATGTTGCAAGAGATCCGTTTGGCATCCGTTCCTTGTTTTACGGGTCCGAGTTTGGATTTGCGGCGGACATTACTGTTTCAAGCGAACTCAAATCAATGGATCATTGCGTGGGTAATTATATAAGCCAGTTTCCGTCGGGATGTTATGGTGTATACGAGCTCGGCGCTCTAACTATTCGTCCTTATTATAGCGAATTACATACTGCGGTGCGCGCCGATCCAATTTTAGAACAGTATGTGCCATATAATTATAAATTTGCGACAGTAGAAGATTCAGAAGAAAATATTTGTGCGAACATTAAGACGCTGTTAGAATCCGCGGTAAAGAAGCGACTCATGTCGGAGCGCGGTGCGGTGGGGTGTTTACTTTCTGGCGGATTAGACAGCACGCTTGTTACTGCCATCATGTGTAAATTTATGGATCCTTCGAAATTGAATACTTACAGCATTGGTCTAAAGGGATCGGTGGATTTGATGTGGGCGCGGCGCGCTGCAAACTATCTCGGAACGTGTCACCATGAAGTGTGTTTATCAGAACAAGAGTTTTTGGATGCAATTGAAGACACGGTGTATCAAATTGAAAGTTATGATACGACATCGGTGCGCGCTTCACTTCCCAATTTTCTGATTAGCAAATATATTTCACAACATTCGGATGATGTTGTCATTTTTTGCGGGGACATGTCGGATGAGATTTTTGGGTCGTATCGCGGATTTACAAAGGCGCCGTCCGATGAAGATTTCAAGCGTGAAAATGAGCGCATGATTCGCGACGTGCGTTATTTCGATTTGCTGCGTTCAGACAAGACCATTTCTGGAGCGGGACTAGAGGCGCGCGTTCCGTTTGCAGACAAGGCATTTTTGAAATATGTGATGGAAATTCCGCCGCGGTATAAGCGATTTGACGATGAGCGAATTGAAAAATATTTACTTCGAAAAGCGTTTGACGGACAGGGATATTTGCCGGATGATTTGCTTTGGAGGCGCAAAGAAGCGTTTAGCGATGGGGTATCGGGCAATTCGGGTAGAACGTGGGTGCAAATGATTAAAGAACATGTTGAAACCAAGGTATCAGACGTTGAATACGGCGCTTATGTAAAGACAATTACAGAGTTAAAAAATAGAATACAAAACGAGAATAATTTACCATATGACAAGGAGAGTTTTTACTATAGAAAGATATTTGAGAATTTTTTTCCGGAGAAGAGTGATAACGCTATTCCTTACTATTGGAGACATCCATTTTGTTCCAATGTTGACCCGTCTGCGCGTTTGCTTGAATTTTATAAACAATGAAACAATGAAACAATGAAACAATGAGTTGCATTTATAATAATATTTATAAAACTATAATAAATACTATTACAAATAATATAATAACAAAAACAAATTCAAATCATTGAATTTATAGTTATATTCATCATTTTTATTTACAATGAGAAATAATTGTAGTGAAAATAAGTCGCTATTATTGCCATCGCCATCGTCATCGCCGAATTATATGGTAACACATTTAAAAACAGAAAATAGAATAAATGGTAATGGAAATAGCAATAGTTCTGAAACATTGGAAACAATGAATAAAAACAATGAAACGAGTACGAGTGGTGTGAGTATTCCGTCTCCCGTGTTTACAAAAGATGAAATTATTGAATGCATTATAAAACATGTACAAAAAGCCGAAGTTTATAACTCAACTTATTGGGACAATATGAGCAGATTCATGTTAAAAAATACGATTATGAATATTCACAATAAAAACCATAAAGAATTTTTGAAAGATTTTCTCGTGTACAAACAGTACAATGATGCATCGGATCCACAACCGCATATAATAAAATATGGCATGTTTAAACACAAATATTTCAACCTTATGTTTCGTATCGATAATGTGGAAGATCAAATTACAGGAGAAGATATTGTCTGCTCAACTTTATTACAAAAATATGATAATAATTATAAAGACATTATAAGATTGGGAATTGTAATTCCGGTGTATTGTCATATTAAACTATCAAATCCGCAATTATTTTATAGCGTTCAGCCATTTATTACAAATGGAATTACTCTCGATAGATGGATTAAAACCATTCAAAATAAAGGTAATTTCGATGAAGTTGTGTACGATGTATTTATGCAGCTATCTGCAATATTAAAAGAGTTACACGAAGTTGATTGTGTGCACGGTGACATCAAGCCGTCAAATATTCTGATTGTTCAACAAAATGTGAATAACAAAGATTATAATAATAACGCAACTGTGTTTTTAATTGATTTTGGTCTTTCTGGCATTCATGAAAAAACGAAATGTGCGAGTGGTGGAACCTTGCCTTTTTGTGCTCCAGAAACTGAAAATACAAATGCGAACACAAGAAACGGAAACAATGTCATAAAATATCCTCAGCATTTTAATTACAACTGGTTAAAACATAATAAATCTCATGACATTTGGTCTCTTGGTGTTATATTTGTTACGATTTATATATTTAAACATATAAAATTATATTATCACGAATATCCGAGTGACTTTTTTTTATCATCTGGATATATATCGTCAAAATACATTAGTATGGTAAAACACGAATACATTCGAAACATATTAGGCGAACACATTCTTGTTGAACCATCAAAACGTTGTGATATATTTCAACTAAACAACATTATGTCAAACCTGGCATTCATGTAGGGACGGACTATGAATAGATAATTATTCTTTTGTTTATTATGTTTTTATGCTTACTAAAAAATATTTTATAAATTCATATAATATTTTTTATAAAATAATATCTATCATATATATAACTACATATTATATAAAAATGGTAAAATATGCATTGTTGATTGGAATCAACTATCGAAAAACTGCCGATGAACTTTACGGATGCATAAACGATGTTAACAATATGAAAATTTTTCTGCAGTCAAAATTGGGATATACTAGTTTTGTTACGTTAACAGACGATACATCAATAAAACCAACCAGAAGTAATATATTAAAGGGAATCGACACTCTTGTTCGCAAATTAAAATCGGGCGATGAAGCGTGGGTTCATTTTTCAGGACACGGAGTTCTCGTGCGCGATTATAGCGGAGACGAAGAGAGCGGGCATGATAGCTGTTTTGCCCCGATTGATTATAAAAGATTCGGGTTTATTAGCGATGATGTAATTCGTTCAAATTTGGTTCAGAGAGTTCCAAAAGGGGTAAAATTGTATGTTGTTTTAGACGCTTGTCACAGCGGCACTGGATGCGACCTTCGTCACAAGTATGACGACTCCAGTTATTTAACAAATCAAAACCAAAATGCAAACCCGCTAACGCTGACGTATGTTCCATCGGAGTGGTCACTTCGCCAAACAAGCTATGAATTCACAAAATATCCTAGAACTGTAGGCGAAGTGTATTGCATTAGCGGTTGTCAAGATAATCAAGAGAGTGGAGACACATATATCGAAAGTGACCAAATGTATGGAGGGGTTTTAACAAGCACCATGTTATCCCTTTTGAAATCGAATGATTTGAAAACATATAAATGGAAAGATTTGTTAAAAGACGTATGTTGCAGTGAAAAGGTAAATGGACATGCTCAAAGAACCGCGTTGACGTCTGGAAATCCATTAAATATGGAAAGTGCAGTTTTTTCATTTCCTGTTATTAGAATCGCAGTTCCAGTGAAAAACAAATACAGAAGAAATTACAGGATGTTGAATACAGTCAATCAAATGAGTCAAATGAATCCAACGAATCCAACGAATCCAACGAATCCAACGAATCCAACGAATCCAACGAATCCAACGAATCCAACGAATCCAACGAATCCAACGAATCCAACGAATCCAACGAATCCAGTCAATCCAACGAATCCAGTCAATCCAACGAATCCTCATAAAAATAAAAACGTAATGAAAAAAATGTTCTTCGTCTAAATGAAATCGCTTGATTTTCTACAAATTTTCACATGTTAATTTTGTGATACTGCTTCTACAAATTGGACACTCGCCCTTTTCCATTTTAGTATAGCACTCCGGACACATTACCTTGTGACCACATGGATGCAGTCGGAGCGTTGATTTATTTCTAAAACACATAATGCACTGTTCTTCCTCATTATCTGTTTGAATGCTTTGCGTTCCTGGTATCAAGGGCAATTTTACACTGCGATTTTGATGCAAATAACTGGCGAAATCTTGGTATTCCGGCGATCCATATGTGTCATCTGGAACCGATATAGGAATAGGCGCAGCAGGTGCTGATGCATCAGAAATGATAAAATCGCCAACATCCGTCATTCTTCGATAAAACCCCAAATATCCGGAACGAGCAGTTTCGCAATCGCAAATTCGCACTCTGGACGCGTTTCGATCATTTTTCTCATAGTACACGCTGCCATTCTCGTTTCTAGACAGCTTGAAAATAATGTTGGGAGCTAATCCGTCTAGCTCAATCGTTACGACATCTCTATAATTACTTGTTTGAAAAAATAAATGTGACGAGTACCGAGAAGCATAATACTTTACTTGCGGTTGGCCAACATCAAACATGAAATCGCGATATGCCCATGCCTGATAGTCGCGCGCTTTAAACCAGTTTGCATTTGCGACGTCTGTTAAAAATACTTTAATATCCGCCATGTCAATAATGGGTATATTTTGCCCGTTTACGTGAGAAACGTGTGTCGGTTTATAATGGTCGTTATTATGTCTGAACACTTTAACGCCGTTGTCTGCCTCATGCACAACTTCGCGATGATATGCCGGCCTGTTTTTATATTGCGTGTACGCGTTAGCGAATCGCCTGCACAAATCTGAACCTGAATCCGCGCTTATTGGAATCCATTCCGATCCCGATTGAATATAAATGTCGCGAACTTGTCTTTCATGATTCATTTTACGTTGTTTAGCGTAATTGTCTAGTTATCTAGTTGTCTAATTGTCTTGTTGTCTAGGTGTCTAGTGTCTAATCTATTATTATTATATTCATGTTTTTAATTTGTTTTATTTTATAGTATTCTATAGTATTTTGTAATATTTTAAAAACTACGGTAAAAATGAAATAATAAAATAAATTAATAATATAATATTATTATATTACTAAAAAATAATACATTCATTTTAAAAATGTCATTCACTCGATTTCACGATGACCCGTGCAGAATAAACAAGCAGTTGCAAGAATCAACTGACCCAGGACGCTACATGTTGAACAAACCGGGCAACGGCGACAAACCGTGCTATTTCGATGACCCATACATTCGAATACAGGGCTGGGGAGCCAATTTAAGAACAAATACAATTAATTTAGAAAGTAACTTGAAAGGTTTGAACCAACCGCTGTCGAGAGATTGCATGGAAAATAATTATGTAAAGACGGCTGTTTCAAGCAGCCCGATTTCATACCCGGAATGCAAATCGTCAGTTGAACAGTCACGCGTCACACATCCGGCATGGACGTATCGTGATTTGGAACAGACCAACTGGTATTATCCTCAGCTCAACCCTCAAGAAAATGTGTGTATTCCGTTTCAGAACAACTTGAGCACGCGAATTCTGGAAAAGAATAATTATGTTACAAATATTCCATGTTTTCCTTTTTTACGATGAATCAATAAAATCAATAAAAAATATTCATGTAAAACATTCATGTAAAACATTCATGTAAAACATTCATGTAAAACATTCATGTAAAACATTCATGTAAAACATTCATGTAAAACAAGTATTTAAACACTATATATGATACTTTATTTATAGTAAAAAAAGACATACCATAAATAAAAAATCGTTTGAAAATACTTATAAAATGAAGATTGGATACTTACCGGGCGTGTTTGATCTGTTACATCACGGTCACATTAACATTATAAATAAAACCATAGAAGCGTGTGACATGACCGTTATTGGCATTCATACCGACGAATTTGTTGCTCAATATAAACGCCGTCCCACACAAACGGAAAATGAACGCCTTGAAGCCGTTAAGAGTTACTTTGGGTCAAAAGTTTATGCGCTTGAAATTGTTGGTTCAAATCACCTCGAAGTCATTAAAAAACACGGCATAACACACATTTTTCACGGAACGGACTGGGAACTAACAAGTTATAAAAAACAAATCCGATATTATGAAGACGGGTTAGATAAATTAAACATAACCATCGAACTCATTCCTTACACCGACGGCATATCCACAACCATGATTGTTTCCAATTTAGAAGCATATAGCAATTTAGATTGCATGTTTTTTGACTTGGACAATACGCTGTTGCTAAACGATGCGCCGACAAATGAAGCAGTCGAGTGTGTTGACTACATTCAAAAACAAAACATTGAAGTAAAAGTTGTAACAAACAACAATAATTACACGCCCAAACAAATCAGCTCAAAACTTTGCGGCGTCGGAATCCAGATTCGCGAAGACCAGGTGTGCTCGCCACTAAAACGCATAAACCAATTTTTACATGAAAATACGAAGCAGTATGTAAATATCTACGTGTGGGGGTCAAAAAATGCAATTCAATATTTTCGCGACTACGGTTTCAATATGGTTGACGATATGAATGCTGCAGATATATTTATCGTGCTTTATAATGCTAATTTTCATTATCGCGACTTGTGTTTGCTGGTGACGCGTATACAAAAACATAACGTTCCTTACATTGTTGGAAACATTGATCTCACTTATCCGGAAAAGGACGTTGTTTTGCCGGACACCGGTTCTATTTATCATGTAATAAACAGTATTACAAAAATCTCTCCGATTCTTATATGCGGAAAACCATTCTTAAATGGCATTGACACGACGACAGACCCGGCTAAAAAATACATGCTCGTTGGGGACAGTTTATTGACGGATGGCAAACTCGCTGAAAATTTGAACATACCTTTTTATCATAAAACCGATGTATGCGATTTAGGTATTTTATTGAAAAAATTGAAACTAAGTGTAGCCACGCGCATACCCCGCGAATAAATATATATGTAAACGACTTAAATCTAACGCGAGTTTATTAATAAGCACATCAAACTATCGTAACAAATAAAATGACGACTCGCATGGTTTTTCACATTCGACAGCACAACAAGTGGTCTGTTTTTGTCCACTTTTGTAATAACATGTTTCACGTAGTTGGAAGACGTTTTAACAACGATACTACCATTTTTCACACCACATTTTCGGGGGAAATAACGACGATGTGTTATTTAGATGAAATTTTAAAATATACGAAAAATAGGCCAAATTTTTCAATTACGCTGTTTTATACGGATCTTTCGATTGATGCTCCATTTTCTCATTATGAAACGTGCGTGCATGACAGAAGCAAGGAAATTGTTGGATACGATCACCTTTGTCTTGACCCAAGTAAAGTGATGATGTATTTAGGATTTGTTCGACAAGATATTTCGATTGAAGAATATGAGTAATAAAACGTATTTTTATTTGTAGAATTGTTTTTATAAATTAAAAAATATAAAAATATTATACTATTATAATTTAATAGTATAATAATAGTATAATAATAGTATAATAGTATAATTACAAAAAATATATTACATACATATATATAATAATTCATAAAAATGGAGTTGGCAATTCCAATTGTGGCATTAGGTGGTATGTATTTAGTATCAAATCAAAATAAAAAGGGTATTAACAATGGCGGTAACGGTAACGGTAACGGTAACGGTAACGGTAACGGTAACGGTAACGGTAATCAAAATCAATCAAAAGAATCGTTTGTTACGAATTCGAGAAATGCGCTTCCGAACACAAACGTTCCTGTGACAAATTATCCTATAATGCAGCCGGACACCGGATCCAACATTAACGCATACCCTGCGCCAAACGCGGTGACGGACAAGTATTATAATGCAAGTGTAGGAAATCGGGTGCTGCAAAATCCAAACCAGTTTGGGAATTCATACAATCCAAACACAAATCCCAAAAAAAATCCTGGGTTTACGAGTCCAAATACCGTGTATTCTTTGACCGGCGAACCCATAAATCAAAAGGACTTTCAACACAACAACATGGTGCCGTTCTTCGGGGCGAAAATTAAAGGACGCACCGCGGATGCCAATGCTATCGAGTCGGTTCTTGACACAATGTCCGGCGCCGGCTCTCAAAAAATACGCAAAGAAGAACGCGCCCCCCTTTTTGCACCGCAAAACGATATCAATTTTGTAAATGGTATGCCCAATGTCAGTGACTTTATTCAGTCACGCGTCATGCCTGGAAACAAAATGGCGAATGTGAAACCGTGGGAAGAAATTCATGTGGGGCCGGGGCTAGACCAGGGGTATACCGCAAAAGGCAGCGACGGATTCAATTCGGGGATGGAGGCGCGCGATAAATGGGTGGATCGAAACGTCGACCAGCTGCGCACGCTGAACAATCCGAAAGTGACGTTTGGACTTGAAAGTCACGAAGGTCCGGCATACAACTGGAACAATTTAAACGCACCCACCTCGGAAACATTCGGGAAAGTCGAGAAGTATTTACCGGACAAGTTTTTCTTGAACACGTCTGACCGTTGGCTGACAACCACCGGCATTGAAAAAGCGCAAACCGCGCGGGCGAAAGAAGTGTATAAACCGCAGTCGCGCATTTGTACCAGCAGCGAATACTACGGTCCCGATTCCAACGTCACTGGAACAAACACGTATGCTCCAAATAATTATGAGGCGGCTAAACGACCTGAATACGCGGCAAAACCGATTACGAATGCGCACAATGGCGGTAAAAATTTTGCGCCTGGTGATAACGATTACGGTCGCGACGGATTCAAGCTGCTTTCAAACAATCGCGGCACTACGAAAAGCCACGAGGGCGGAATTATTTATGGCGCCATGCGCGCGGTGGTTGCGCCGGTTCTCGATTTGTTGCGACCTTCAAGAAAAGAAAATGCAATCGGAAACATTCGCCTTTACGGTGACGTCAAACCGGCGTGCGGATCGTCGGGCATTGTGTATAACCCGGCCAGTCGCGCCCCTACGACCATTAAGGAAACTACAGAGGGGTTGCTCGGATTTGACCATTTGAACGTTGACGCGCAAACCAGCGGTAGCGGCTATTTAGCAAATCCGCAACAAGCCGTTTATAACCAGCGCGATACAACCAGCGTGCAATACGTGGGATCAAGTGGCGGAGCTACGAATCAAGGTGTTGGCGTGTACGAAGCGCAGTACAATCAGCACAACAATGTGAATAAGATTTCGACCAGTTTTACGCCGGGTGGAAGCATGGGGCTATTCAATCCCACAGAAAACGTTTGCATAAAACGCAACGATGAGAACTGCGACCCTTGGATTCCGAATCCGGTCTTCCGAATTTCAAACCCGCCGGGACTGCAGACCTACGGAAAAATTGAGAAATATCCTCAGAATTACCAGGAATCCGTGAACTGTGAGCGCATTCAGCCCGACATTTTAGACGCATTTCGAAAGAATCCGTACACGCAAAGTTTGCACAGCCACGTTTTACGTTAACGTTAAATCATTACGAGAGAAAAAGAGTTTAGAATAAGTAAATTGTGAATTAAAAATAAAATAAAAATGTGAATTAAAAATAAAATAAAAATGTGAATTAAAAATAAAATAAAAATGTGAATTAAAAATAAATGAATAAAATAAAAATAAATGAATAAAATAAAAATAAATGAATAAAATTCATTTTTATTTAATATTTATATAGTATAATTGTAGTAATTGTAATTGTAATAAATTTATAATATTATATTCATTCGTATCATGAGAGTAAACATGGGTTTTGATATTGCATTAGGTAAGTGGGTTCTATTTAGCATACTTATGCTCGTAATACTCTACGGTTCTTATTATAGTTTATTTGGACTCAGGGAAGGATTTACGCCGGGAACATGTCCGAAAGGGTGTTGGCAGCGTCCGGCGGGCGATGTTGACGGAAACTGTTCGCGATACAATGTTGAAGACGGTCACAATAGTTTTACTATAACAGATGGACAAGGAACTAGTTCATCGGTTCAAATTAGTCCTGGCATTTACCAACTTGATACACTCGCAGGCGAAATGCAAACAAAAATTCGTGCCGCCAGCGAATTTACAACTTTTACGTGCACTGCTCATGATCCGAAATATAAAAAACCAGGGAAAAAAGTGGTCGATCCTTATATAAATCAATTGGAATTTAATTTAAATGGGTCCGATGACGACACCCTTACCATAGAATTCGACGCTGATAACAAATATGCGCCGCATGAAAGCCCGCTGGCTAGTTTATTCAAAACCAAGGAAATAGTGCTTACGGGAAGCGAATCTGCATACGCTGAACTTGATTTAACCCCGTGGTTTCCATCCGACCTAAAACCGACGAGCGTTTGTCCTCAAGTGTGCACCTGGGGCGGATATGAAGGCGGAATTACAAAAGACAAGGATTACTGTCAATACGATGCCGACTGTAGCGCGTGTGATCCGGTTATCTGTCCTCAGGGTAACTGTCCCAAACCGCCACCCAATCCCAACCCTCCGCCACCTAATCCTAACCGCCGTGGTCCGAATGGCAAACCGAATGGCAAAGATATTCTCGATTGTACTCAAGCAAAATGTTATGAACAACCAAAAAATTCGGGACCCAACAATCCCAATTATGACGAAGATGTCGGATTTTGCGGAATTGAATATGTGGATAAATCTGGAAAAAAATTCATGTTTGGATGTAGCTCGTCAGACACTTGTGCAAAATTAGATTGTAATACCGCCTGCAAACGCGACCCTAAAACGAAAAAATTTGTAGGCGAGTGCAATCCTTACCCCAAATCCGATTCTCAAGGTCAAGGTCAGGGTCAGGGTCGGACTGACAATAACAGCAGCAGTAATAATTATTATGACAGTGATATGGACGACTACATGAATGAACTCATGAAACCTGGTCAAATGACTCCAAATCAAATGTATAATTTTCGAGAAGCGCGCTACGGTTGCGAATCGTCAGAACATGGATGTTGTGCAGACGGCTTCACGTATAAAAAAGATGCCAGTGGAAACAATTGTTTTGATTTTTTGCCGTATTATAATCCCATTCTGTTCAGAGGTGGAGCTTAGAAAATAAATCATTCATTTATTCATTTTTATTTCCTTTATTTCCATTTTTTCCTTTTGTCATGAAAAATCATGATTTTTCGAATCGAAAAAATATAAATTGAAAACTTATTTTTTATTTATATTTTCATTAGCGTTTCTAATCATCGATTAATCTACCGTATCTCAAATGTTGTCTACTTTGTACATTCCTCGTGTCAATCGCACTCACATGGGTCATGGCGACTACATGAAGAAGGTGTTTGAGCATCAAGGATTTGCAGTAGTGAAATCCGTGGAGTTTTTCGAACACGAGATTCCAAGTGCAGCATTTGGGTTTGCAATTGTCAAGATTCACTTCTGGATTCCAGGTCTCGTATCCAAGCACTTTAAAGAACGTCTGCAAGATGCCAGCAAAGAAACGCGCATTGTGTTTTCCGACCCTTCTTACTGGATTGTGCTGCCTTACACCGAAAAACAAAAAAAACAAGCAGTTATCAAAATCCCCCCTCCTCCTCTTCGCGTCGCCGACAATGACGATTGCATTTGCGGATGTGGCGGATACGAACCCGATTGCTCTTCTTCTTCGCAAACCCTCTACAATCCCTTTACAGACAATATTTGGACCCCCTCTGACTTTTCCAAAGAAGTTTCCCACATTCTCAGTGAACGCCAACTCGACAATTGCAGAAACAGCTGGACTGCTATGAACAGTATCGAAGACAACTTTCGATTTTACGACACACCATTTGGTTTTGGTTTCGACACGTACTAAGCATACACACAGACACATACACACACACTATAATAAACACATGCAAATGAAAATGAAAAATTAAAAAATGAAAAATTAAAAAATGAAAAATTAAAAAATTAAAAATTAAAAATTAAAAAATGAAAAATTAAAAAATGAAAAATTAAAAAATGAAAAACTAAAAAAATGAAAAACTAAAATATTTTTTATAAAAAAAGTATTTTTTTCATATAAAAATAAATAAATTGAAAAAATAAAAGGTATTTTATTTTCTATTAGTGTTATCCTCTTCTACGATCAACAATGACTACTGCTGCTACTACTACTACTAATGCGTTTGTAAATCAACTTGGACCCAACGAACAACAACTTGCTCACACTGTCGAAGAAATCTTGCTCTCACGTATGGAGAATCTCAATCCTATCCCATCCAATGCTACCGAATCTCAAAATCTCGACGAGTTCCTGAATCTCGCTCAACGCTATGCGACAATTGTCGAACCCTCTGAACCATTTAATCGTCGAATGATCGCATTCTTGGAAACGATGGACAACCAACAATTCCGGGTACAACAGCGTCAGCGCGAACAACGCGTTCAAGTTACACGCATCGGTGCAAAACGTGTATTTGGTACCGACATCACTCGCGAAGTTGACCAAAACAGAAACATTGCAAATTCATTTGTTTGAAAAAACAAAACAAAATAAAACAAAATAAAATAAAATAAAATAAAATAAAACAAAATAAAATAAAACAAAATAAAATAAAACAAAACAAAACAAAACAAAACAAAACAAAACAAAACAAAACAAAACAAAATAAAATAAAATAAAACAAAATAAAATAAAACAAAATAAAACAAAATAAAATAAAACATTTTTTTAATTCATTTTTAAAAATAAGTATAAATAATTCGGTCAATCAAGAATAATACGATAAAATATACAATATATACAGATATGAAATAATACAGTGGATTATAAAATATGTCATTGTCATCGAGTTCTAATTCAAAGTTATCCTCTTCGTAATCATCAAAATCACCATGTTCTTCATGTTGATTTTGAGTTTTATTTATTTTTTTTTTACAAATAGGACATTTTTTTTCAACGACACACCACGCGTATAAACAAACTGCATGATATCGGTTTAAACAGCCACACTTTAAATATTTATTATTGGAATTTAAATCTAAATTTTCTAAACAAATGTAGCACATTTCAAAACTGTTATCATTATTATCATTATTATTATCATTATTATTATCATTATTATTATCATTATTATTATCATTATTATTATTATTCATTATTATTATTCATTATTATTATTCATAATATTATTCATTTATTATGTTTTTTATATTATTCATGTTTTTGCATTTTTACTTTTAATATAAAATTGAATTTTAAATCATATACATACGAATTGATAACTAGCTTACATATATCAAATCCAAATCAACTCATTATGAATCAATTTTCGTTATCAAATCAAAATTACACAAAACAACAACATCTGAGAGATTTTCTTGAATTGGCAAAACAGCGAATGTTATCACGAATTCCGACAAATATAACAAATGCAACAACTATAACAACAACTACAACTTCGTCACAATTTTCGATATCATCGTTATCACATGCAATCGAACGAATGATTATGAATGCGAACAATGTGGAAATTGTTTTCGGCGTTGGTTACATTTTGATCATCGTTGCGTTTATTATGAAACAATTTTTAAAAACGTTCCGCCGGTTTGAATATCATTATGCGTCATCAAATGATGGAGCATATAACCGTTTTGGGTTTATTGCAAATGAAGATTCTGACTCCGATTTCACTTCATCATCCGATTATGTGCGGTATAGCGATGGTGACGAGAATAATGACGTTATAGAATCATCACCATCGTCACCCATTTCATTACGATATACTCTATCAAACGCCGCACACCTACCCCTTGTAACGCCTCTTCAAAAAATAACTACTGTCACTCCACAAACCCCTTCCCCGCCGCTCGTAAGAAGAAGTTTGCGTTTGAGAATCAAAAGTGAAATGAATTTATCCTTAACCTCAACATCAACAACGGAAAAACAAAATAAAACAAATGTAGTAACACGTAGTCAGACAAAACAACGAAATCAAAGTCAAAACCGCAATATAAACAATACAAACAATACAATTGAACGTTTATCCATATCATCTGAACCCATACCATCATTATCATCATCATTCAATCGAAACCATGGCTCATCCACAACTCCATCGCTTCATCCAGAAAACGACGAGGAACTGGCATACTATCTTCAAAGATGCTATGAAAGAAAAATGAAAAAGAGATCCGAATTCAATTCTCCTCTAGTTGTTCGTCGCCTTGTCTTATAATTTCCACATTCATTTATATTCTTATATATTCTCATATTCTATTCAATAGAATCCAATCAAATTCATTCATTACAAGCCGGTAACCGGCGGGGGTGCATTGCTCTTATCGGTAATATCCTTTCCAACTTTTTTATTTACGTCATTCACCTTTTGTTTCAAAATACTTGTGATTACATCCGTATTCGCTTTAATATTCGTTGCATTGTCGCCAACATTCTTTGATGTCCCGTCAACCATCGGTTGAAGCGCGCTCACTTTTGCCGCCAAAGCGTCCGTTTTTGCACTATCCGCATTCGCAGTATCAGATAATGACATGGTTTCAATATCATTCGACGATAACATAGAATAACAAATCATGCATATAAAAAATAAAATAAATCCCAATACTACTAAATTACAAAATTTACAATTTAATTTTAAAATATTCATACGTGTATTTTTATTTTTATTTTTTATCTTGTATGAATATTTTATTTTTATTTTTATTTTTTATCTTGTATGAATATTTTATTTTTATTTTTATTTTTTATCTTGTATGAATATTTTATTTTTATTTTTATTTTTATTTATTGAATTAAATATACATACATTCACATTCGACTACTTGCTTTCTTTCAATGGTGCGCCAGGACACTCGAGTTCATTTGATTCTTCTTTGGGAGGGGGAGTGCTAACAATTTCATTGTTGCGTTTATTCGTCTGAATGCTGTCCTCAAACTTCTTAAGAACAAATAACTGTGACGACAAACTTTGTTCATTCATAAATTCAATGACTACCTCTATGTTTACACGTTTACCAGTCGTCTTTAATACCGTCTTGTAATGTTCATGTAGTTGAAACATGTTTTTTTTGTATTCCAACGCATATTCTTTCAGCGCTTTTTTCTTATGCACATAACACTCTAAATAATTCTGGTGCAAATTATGCATATAATTATAGAAATTTGTTGAGTGTCGGAAAAACTCAACCTCGTTTTCCGGAAACCTGTCAAAATGACTCTGCAATTTTCCAAGTTTTTTCAAATGCAAATAAACAAATCGACTCTTCTCTTCTAGACCCTTTGCATTTTTCATAAACTCGTAATTCGGATTGCGAAATTTATAACGCGCACCTTCATGTGACCGAACCATGACTCCTGGATAATAATACAATGAATTGTTTGACGCCCACACATTCAAAATCTTCTGAAAATCTTCTTCACCATTCTTGATACTGAATCTGGCCGGATGGCGAACACTCGAGAACGCAGACCACTTCACAACAGAACGATCCATCTCATACACGGTCATCCCGTCAATGTAATAAATCGCAACAATATACAACGCCATGCTCTTTACCGGCGCAACAATCGTGTTGTCCGGATGCTCTAGAACAAAACTATACGAATACTCCTTCGGCAAGTCATCAAAATCCAATCCAATAACGGCACACGCTTCAAAAAACATCCGTCGAAAACATTTTTTATCCACCACGCCTGACAAATTCTCCTTCTTTTCTACCGGAGAAACCATATTCCTCGTTGAAAACTCCCACCCTTGCACATCATTCGACGGATTGTAAAACAAATTCACCATGGTTCCTTCCACGAACTCCTCCGCAAACTTTACTTTTGAAAGGTCCAACACATTTTTAATACCAGAATCATCTTTTGATCTAGGTCTATGTTCACACATTGGAGGCGAAAAACTCACAATTTTTCGATCCGCGTTCAACACCACCGAACGAACATACTGCTCGTACCCATATTCAACTCCATCTGAAACACGCTTTTGCAATATTTTCTTATCATAATTCACCAAAAAGTAGGTATGGTTATAATTTTTTGTTCGCTCATTATTACTGTGCAACCAAAAACCAGACGGGGAATTCACCCAGTCATCCTTGTTATTTGTCACCTCCACTACTTTGCACCTTACGCACGCATCATAACATTTACACCCAGCGTCATCCTTGGCACCGTTATCGCCTTGAATAAAATCATACAATGATGGCACACAGCTCAAATCGAATGAATAATCATATTGTTTACTATTAACAGTTGTCATTTTTTTTAATATTATATCGTCTGTTGTTATTTATATCTTGTGTATATAATTTCTATAATACTATTAAATATCAATTTTTCTTTAAATGTATTCTGTAAATATTTAATAAGAAGTAGAACGAATTGATGAATTGAATAAATAATAATTATATTCTAAAATTTAAAGAATTTTCTCTAATGATTACTATATATAATATTTATTCATATTTATAATTATAATATTATAGTTATTGATTTCATATATATATATATATTTATATATTTATTATAGCATCAAATAAATACGTTGAATTAAATGGAAGTAGAAGCAGAAGTAGAAATAGAAGAGAGAATTCAATCCGACCCTGATCCTGAAATAAATAATAAACTGTTTCTGGGAGACAAAATAAAAATAAATGCAACCGTTTCTGATTCCAAGCTTCAAAATAACGTGTATGAAATTGTGTATATTGATTTGAGTGCACTTCATCTTAATGATAAAAAAACACAACAGCTCGTAAAACTTCGCATTCGTGACGGCGAATTCACCGATAAAATCGAAGATGAAGACATTTTAGAAATACAAGTCCTGGAACGAAAACCGACCCACAAATTCGTCGAACAACATGACCTGAAAATCAATATGGTCATATCCGTCGAATTATTGTTGACGCCAGACCAAATTCGCGAACATTTACAAGAAGTTGAAGGCACCACCAAATCGTCGGAATCAGGCGCGGAAGCACAGAGAGAAGAAAATGAAGAGAAACCGCTCATTATCACATGTAAAATTATTGATGTAGATGCAAATCAGGATATGATTGAAGTTAAAATTATACTTGATGATAAAGAATCGTCATCGTCATCGTCATCGTCGTCACTCTCTCCAGAAATCAAAGAACAACTGTTAAAAGACAGCGTATTTATCAATTTTGGATGCCGAGGATTGCCTTTTTGGATAAAACGAATCAAGGTGCTTGAATATAAACCCACGACACCATCAAAACTAACCGACGTCGTTGAAGAACAAGCTATTCAAGGCGAAGGCGAAGAATGCGAAGAAGGCGACGTTGGTATCGATCTCGACCTTTCAGAAGCGCTGGATGAAGGCAATCACATTTTTGCAAACATCATGTACGAAGTTCCGTCTTCACAAAAAATCGTTTCAGAAATAAAACAGTATAACGACTTATTGGAAAATATAATTGCATCCGTTCCAAAACATAAACGAACAGAAGTCGAACTCAACAGCATTCACCGAAACATTGAACGTTTTTTCCAGCTGCGAAAGGAGTATTCCGTTTTCGATAAAAATGGGGTTCCAAAAATGCCCGCCCATTTTACCGATGCAGACAAGCCCGCCGTTCCACACATTCAAAATCTTGACACACCGCTTTATTGGGTTCTGCCTGTCGTAGAAAATATTAAGAAATTATATGTTACAGGCGACGACGCGCAAGAAGAGGATACGGTAAACGGAATTTACAGCTTTAAACAACAAATCGCGGAAGAAAAGGGGGTTTATCCGGATCGAAATGCGCCGCATAATCCGAATATTATGAACGATCTCAACTCGTATTTAACTCCATTTGAAAACCCGAAACAAAATCCGGATCATAATTACGTAATGCAAGGCAAACCGGTTCATTCCAATATACTCACTTTATCCACGAATAACGACACCATTGTATCCCGATCTCGTTCAAAATCAAACGATGAAACTTCGATTCCACAACCGCAATATATTGATCGAATGTATAACACCGGTTTAACAAAGCTGGAGTTTGAAGATGTCAAGTCAAATAGTGTGAAGCGCGTAGATTCAACACCCGACGATTCGGCATTTGTTACTTCCTTTATGACACTTGACAAATCCGCACTTCATTTATCTCAACTGCTTCTACCGGACACTCTTTTAACCGATCAGGTGGCACTAAATTTTACGTTTCTTAAAACATGGCACTCCATTATATCAAACGTTACATCGAGAGACGACATTCCATCTGAAATTATCCGAATTGAAAAAAGGGGCGACCAACAATATGCGTATGCGGGCGAATACAAGGGGACTTCATCACTGTTTAAAGATGCAGCATTGTTTTTAATTGACAATACCAATACCAACAACACCAACACCAACGCCAATCGGAGCACTGCCGTGGTCAAAGAATTTATAACTTCGTTTGTTCCAACAAATGAAGACGCGTTTCACATTTTGGATTCGGCGGGAACAGATAAAACAACCAAAATAACCAAAACAAATAAACAGCCAAAAAACCGTCTTCATAATTATTTATCTTTATATAAAGTCATTTACGCTCTTCAGCCGTTTTTAATTTATTCGAAAAACGTCAATTCGCAGCAGTATGATATGATGCGCGCATTTATTCATAAAAATATTGACAACTATTTTAAAAAACTTGGAGTATCCAAATCCAAATTCAAAAAACTCGTCAATAAAAATGATATTACGGGATTCGAATCGTTGGAAATGTTCTATAATGCATTCGGCGATCACGACTCCAAGTCCGCTAAAAAAGCGACAAAAGACGCCCTTCAAACAAAAATCGTCCTCGCAGATGATACAACCGTAACATTCGATGAAATTTTTAAACTTTATAAATTCAATGAACTGAAACGCCAGGATGACATATTTCTCTCTACATCTGAAATATTAAAAATAATTATCGAGACCGATTATGCGCGCTTGTTCATGGACGCGCTCGCCGTAGAAAATTCGGATTTGACGTCTTCCGAAATCGACAGCATTATACGGAGAGAGCAACAAGACATCGCAGAACACCTCTCAAAAAACGCGTCATCATCCGACGCAAAAACGTGCAAAAAACGCGAAATTACATTGAGTAAAATATATTCTTCGGTTGCTGTACTGGACCTCGATAATAATAAAGGAGACGTGCTGTTTGACGCGCGCTACGATTCATCGGGAAGACGAGTTGTAAAAGATGGCGACTATGCGGCGTTAAAAGGCGATGCAAGCGAAGGGGGTGAAAGTGAAGGGGGTGAAAGTGAAGGGGGTGAAAGTGAAGGGGGTGAAAGCAAAGGCGGTTATCAATACTTTGTAAGGCGCGACAATAAATGGGTAAAAGACGATGATCCCGAACTTCAAAATGTGCAACTCGATGACCCGTCTTATTTTTGCAACATTCCGTCAGAAACCAAACCCACTCCGTTGTGTTTTTCAATGAACCAAAAATGTCTTGACAAGTCGGTTGCAGAATCGTCGATTTTACAAGATTTAACTGCAAGAATTGTGAACGAATTTGACCAAAAAAGTGAAGCAAAACGGAAAAATATCGATGAAATATTTTTATTCGATTTGAAAAATATAAAATTGCTCGATAAACTCAAAGTGTACGATATTCTAAAATATAATAAATTAAAATATGCACTTGGACAAGAAAATAAAAAAAGGGTTGACACCGTCGTAACATCTCCGTATCAAGATACCGTAAACTGCATTCTCGGATTACAAGACGTTGGATTAAAATATCAATGCATTTTAAATTTGGTAAGCAGCGAACTTTTTGTAAGAAGCGCAGCACCGGGCGATGACGCGCACTGGTTCTACTGTAAAACAACCGGTATGCGTTTACTACCAACATTTTTCTACGACCTTGCTCAAAATTATAGTCCCGCCGATCCAAAATCGTTAAAATACATGTCCGCTCTCTCTCAGATTGAAAAATCCAACGGTAAACGCGAAGGCGACCAAATTGTCGATAAATTCAGCGGCTACACCATTTCAAGAATTGCATTCGTATCCGAATCGGAATGGATGGCCGGTGCTGAAGAGGAAGGTTCCGGTTTAATGCGCGATGAACAGCAAATGGCTTCCGACATTGCGTCCGTAAATGCGGGCGAAATTATTGAAGTTAATATTCAGAACCAAGGCATTCAACAAACTGGAACGGCAGCTGTAATTTTACAAGAAGACGAAGATGCGGAAGCAGAAGAAACGGAATTAGAAGGCAGCCAAGAAGAACAAGAAGAAAAAGAATATGAATTTGAAACAGAGAGAGAAGAGTATGAAACCATGATTGGAATCATAAACCACTACGAACATTCATTATCCATTGTTCTTAAACCAACGGAAAGACGATTTATCATTGAAAATATTCAGTTTCTTGTGCCGGCGAAAAAAACAAAGGAACAATATGAAGCCGATAAAAAAACCAGCGCGGATTATGAAACATACGAGAAAACATACAACCAATACCTCGTTTTTTATTGCATGGCACTCGTCATCATCGTTGTGCAAACATCCATTCCGCAAATTAAAACTAAAACCACATTCCCTAATTGTGTAAAATCATTTGAAGGGTATCCGTATTCCGCAGACGAAACCAACTTGCCATTTCTCATTTATATGGCGTGCATCACTCAAAAAGTAAAGAGCGAATACGCGCCATGGAACTCTGTGAAAAAAATAAACCAGGATAAAATGAGGGATGCGCTCTTTAATCTAATGAAAACAAAAATAATAAATTTACCGAATGTGCAAGCGCGGTTCGAAGCCAAGCGCGACAATGATGCGATAAAAAAACAGCGCGAAATCATGAAAGTAAATGCAAGACACAGAATTAATGATGCACTGTTTCTGTTTCGCCCGCTTCTTGTTAATCCGTCCATTGTCCTTACCACAACGCCACTGCCTGTTACAAAGACGTACTGCGACGACCTGAAACGAAACCTTAAAAATGGAAACAGTTTACAAACGGAAAATATACTCGTCGTTCAATCAAAAGTCATTCACTTTTCTCTACTCGTTCAGAAACTCATTCAAGATGCAATCACGGCACAAACAGCGGACAAGACAAAGCTTCTCTCGAGAAACTATATTCAAAATGCGTGCTGCAATGAAAAGGGCGACAAAGGTGACAAAGGCGATGGTGATACTGGGGAAACTGTATTGCAATACATGATACAGAGAGAACCAAATATTCGAAATTATTGTGACATGGTCGAATGTAGTGCCGATATTTTACACGACGTTTATAGTTTAAGTGAAGCAGCCACCATGTTGGATCCAAAAGATACGCGCAGCATGCAAATGCTGCAAGCAGGTCAAGGCGTCATCCATTATGAATCCATGTCCCACGAAACGTCTTCCAATTTTGATGAATATACGATTTATAACGCCTTTATGATGTACTGTAATTATGACAAACATAAAGGAATAAAAGCGATTACCTCGGCTGCTGAATCAGATTCGGCGAAAAAAAAGAAGTCGATAAAATTAAAATCCAAAGAAAAGGCGGGAATAAAAGCAAATGTAGGACAAGCGGAAGCGAGATCAGCGATTGAAGAAGAACAACAACAAGAAGAACAAGAGCGACTGGAACAAGGTGAACAAATCGAATCGGGTGCTACAAGAGAAATAAACGAAACGGCCTTGGCCGCAGAACTTCAAAAAATTTGTAAATTCAGAAACACATTAGGAGAGAATCGCGACATATTTAATATTCTGAAATCTGCAAAAGGTATGACCCACGATAATAAATTAAAATTAATCACTCAAATCAAAAATGAATTCAATTTGGATTACACCATTAAAGATTTACAGCATTTGCTTCAACTTGTTCACCGCCAAACAATGAAACCCATGTATGAAGCTCGCGTTGGAACCTATAATGAAAACTTGAATCGCATTTTAACTAAAACGCTGTCGCCATCTCTTGCCGCATCCGTGACTGTGGCTGCATCTTTACGCGTGCTGGATAAAGACGTTCTCGTAGCGCTCAAAGCATTCAACGAAAACCCGACCACCGAACGTTCCAGGAACTTACAACGACGCGTCGAACAAACCAGTAAACTTTTAACGGAGCAAATCACGGCATTTTTAAATATAAAGAATAAAGGAACCATGAATGCAGTATTCAGGACACCGTCGGATATTACACAAGGCGTCGTAACCAAGGGTGGTATCATGTTGTTTTATAAAACTGAAAACACTCTATTAAATGGCGAAAATAATACGCTTGAAGTTTCAGTCGAATTCATGAAAAATGCAATCAAAAATATGACACAAGTGTATCCAAACATGATCCTGACTCAAGTGTCTGAAATTGAGTCGTTGCCGCCCTACATTACGGGGCAACTTTCTTCCGGCGACGCTTCGTCCATTATTGCCGTTTCAAATGAGCGCGTTACGAAAACACTTGGGAACTTTTATAAAATCGGAAACAAGAAACCGGTTAGTAATATTTTGAATAATGTTCAGTCGACTACGCTTTTATTGAATGAAATTATTGAGAATACGCCAATTTATAGCGGAGACAATAAACACATTACAGTGCTTCTATACGAATATTATTTCTTGGCATCCATCCATTCTTATTTGCATTTTTCTAATGTTGTGAAACAATTTCGAGAGAAAAAGGCGGGACAAGGACAAGGACAAACAGCGCCAAAACAAAAGAATCCAATCGATGTACAAAAGGAAGTATCGCGAATTTTGACCACGTATTTCGAGCTCATTTTGGATGATAAAAAAATAATGAATCGCAATATTGAAACCGTTCGTGAAACTTATTTGCGTTCTCTCGACGATGAGAGAGATGACATTGTTCAAAATGTGGAACAAATGTCGGAGGACCAGAAACAAATTTACTTGAATCATAAGAAATACAAAATGGGTTCGCAGTCCATTGGTAAAAACGCTGGACTACGGATTTATAACCCGGATTTTGAAACGGAAGAGCTGGCACGCATCGAGAGAATCAACAATCGTAAAAAGGAGCGCGGAATACTGAGCACAATGCTGTCCGGCGATCCAGACCCAGAAGCACTGGCTCGCGAAGATGCGGTTGCAGACGAAGGCGATGCACCGCACTATGACCCGGATGAAGAAAATGAAATGAACGAAGACGATGCGCACGAAGAGTACGCAAATTCTGCCGACATGTATCCGGATAGTTATGTGGACACAGAAGGAGTTACAGAATTCGAATCTTGAGAGAATAGAGAGATAATCATGATATTATATTAAATATTATTTTATTTTTTAGGAAATATAATAATAATAAGAATAATAATATTTAATATATACATATAATATAAAATAATATATAATATATAT